CTTAGATGCTTCACCACCTTGGTAAGTAGTTGACCCTTCAGTACACCAGTGTACCATTGATCTATCCACACCATCAGCACCTTTAGCACAAAGGGAAACATTTGCTTCACCTTCGTAATCTGACATGTCCATGAAGACCATTCTACCTGATTCATAAGGTAAATTAGTTTCTGGATCAATCTCAGTATGCAAAGAAGCATCATCAAACAATGGGTTGTAAGCTACTGTGAAAGTAGTTCCCAATAATCCTTTGTAAGATCTGTAGTTGTTTCCAAACTTAAGATCAGAACCATGCTTAGATGTGAAGTGAGTATCAATTAATTGATAACTAGCAGCAGCACTCTTAATAGCAGAATCAAATTGCTTTAATCCTTCAGCTCCAGTAAATAACATAAAGTGGCTGTTCTCAGCATCTTTAGCTTGAATCTGAAGATCCGTCATGAAGTCTCGTAAGAAATCTTCAGTAAGAGTAGAATACTCTCTGTAGTTAGTACCTTCAAGTTGCTGAAGAAGTCCAGCTCCTTGTTTAACTGCTCTACCAGACTGACCAGGTAAGTTTATAGTTCCAGAAGCACTCTTGTTGTTTCTGTTATACCATCTGTCAATCTCAGCAATACGGTTCCACTGAAGCATTTGCTGATACTCTTCTTCATACATCCATAGAGTACCTTGAGAACCATTCTTCCCTTTACCCATAGATAATGCCATCACATCAGTTCTAGCAGAACCAGTCATTCCCCAAGATAATCTTGAAGTAGACATCTGATTCTTGAACCACATTGGAGTAGCTTTCTTAGAAGAACCTCCTTTAGAGCCTTCTTCAAAGGCAGTACCTGCCCAACCAACACTTCTACCTGGCTCTAAAAGAACAGCAGGAATTGCATCAGATGCATCATGCGTGATTAACTGCATTGTGTAGACATAAGATCTACCAATTTGTCTAGGCTCTTCCTGAACACGTGCAGTATATCTATCACCAAATCTTACCTTGTCACCAAGTGCAAAATATTTATCCTCTAAAGGGATAGTGAAAGAAGTATTGGATTTACCTACTTCACCAGTTGCTCTAGCAGGAACAGTGTCCCCAGTAATTGCTACTGACTTAGTAATCTGTCCCATAAGAGACCACATAAATTCTCCATTTCCAAGCATCTTGTACTTCTCAGAAACACGGCCTGAACCTTGAGTCAAATAAGAAAGGTGATACTTGTCCCCGAAAGCGTAAGCTACTGTACGCGCAATTTCAGGTTTTGTCATCAAAGCAGTACTCAAGTGGTTGGAATCTGTAAATTCCCCACTGTACTTCATCTTTGTAAATTGCAAATCATTAATTTTTGCCATCTCGTATTGAGTTTTTAGTTAAACAACGGTTATAAAATAAACTCCTCAAAAGAAGTTTTTTCTTTCTTATCAGGGTTAGCTCCTTGCGGAATAACTCTGTTTGGCTTCTGACGAGTTGCGGAGCCTTTTTTCTTATCGAAAATTCTACTCTTTAACACCTTAACTGCTTCAGTCTCGGCCATTGCTGTCATCTTCTCCTTATTCATCTTCTTAAAAGCAAACATTGCTGCTTCTAAGTCCCAATTAGGGTTTGTCTCTACAAATTTCTGATACCCACTCTTACCTGAATCATCAGCTTTAAATAGGTAATCAGTAAAAGCATCAGACAAGTTATTATCAACTTTGTAACCTGCAATAGTTTTAGACTCTCTAATAGAGGCTTTCTTTTGCTCAATTACTTTTACTCTTTCTTCTTCTCTTTGGGCTGCTTGTAGCTCAAGGTTCTTTTCTAAATCCTTGTCCTTCCTAGCGTCTGCCTGCTTAAGAATATCAATTCCTTCCTTAGCCTCACTTTCCAACTCATCTAGATCTTCAAGTTTTTTAATCTCTCTCTCAATCTTAGCGTCATTGAACTTTGTAGTTTCCTTATAGTACCTACGTACTATCTCTTGAGAAACTCCTTCTTCATCCAGGTCCACGTTGTCGTAGTCCATTTCAGAATACAAAGCTTTGTAAGCCTCTTCAGGTTTTGCTCCTTTGGATACTAGTTCATTGAAGCGTTTCATATCATCATTAGCAAATGGGTCATTGCTCTCTAAAGCAGCTTCTACATTTGACTTAACAATATTCTCTATCAACCCCTTGAATCCGTTTAAAGAATCTTCTGGCATTACTGAAGAATCATACTCCCACCCGTTTACAGCAAATAATGCCTCAGCGTATGGCGTGAAAGATAATTCACCTGCTGGCTCATCACCTGTTGGTTCTTCTTCTTCCCCTTCTGTTTCTTCTTCAGATTCTTCCTCTTCAGCTTCTTCAGCTTCAGCTTCTTCTTCAGCTTCTTCTTCGTTCTCTGCTTCTGGCTCCTCCTCCGCAGGTTCTGGATCTTCTCCTTCAGCAACCTCAGCTGCTGGTGTTCCTACCTCTTCTTCTTCTTCCTCTGGTACATAGTCCATTAGAAACTCATCGAAGTTTGTTCCTGGTATCTCTTCTCCTGGCATGTTCTTAACTTTTAATTATTAACTAAATCCTGTCACTAAATAACAAACTTTGTTTTACTTAACAAAGAGTATTTGTGTGCTCTAAACTTTTTGGCTATAGATTTTTCTGTAGTTTTTATTTACTTTTTGAAAAACTACTCTTAGCTACTTGCTTGCTTTTGATACTAAGCTCTTCTTTTTTCCACCTGTCCTCATACTCAAGTTCTTTTTCCTTGAGTGCTAATTCTCTGTCTTGGTATGCGCTTTTCAGCTCTAGTTCTCTAGCTTCTATCTCAGCTTCTACTGTATCTAGTACACCATTTCTGTTAGCGTCACCAACTTTGGTTTGGAACTCAAGTCCAGCAAGTTGTAGCTTGGTTTGGTTGTTCTCAGTGTTTCGCTGATTAGCGTTACTTTCTTTGAACTCTTCCATCTTCATCTCAGCAGCCAATTTAGCTTGTTCCTGCTGACCAGCTGCTTCTGATTGAGCTTGTTGCATTTGTTGCTCCTTCTTAGCTTTCTCATCATAGATAGTACCAAGTGTAGTTTCCATCTTAGCAAGATTATCTGTACGTAATACAGTAAGTATGTTTCTAAGATCCCCATTACCAGATTGTATCTCAGACATTGCAGCTTGACGTAGCAATTGCATTGCTTCATGGTCATGTCCTTTATCCTGGACAAATATCCCAAAGTTCTCATGTGCAAATTCCCCGTCAGGGACGTCAAGAATGTATCTTGTAGAATCAACTACGTATGAAGCTTTCTTTCCGTTTCTCCAGGAGAACTTAGCCCTGTCAAGAAGTCTTTCTAATGCTCTTCTTTTAGTCTCATTGTGAGCGTAGAACAGATATTCAGTAATGTAAGAAGAACTTTGTACAGATCTTTCTACACCACCTACAGTTTCAGATGCTGCTACTTGGCCTTCCCTTTGAGGGGTTATACCAGATATAGTAGCAATTTTTTGTTCCATGTAGTTAGCTAAACCTATGTACTGGTTTATTTGCTCTGCATGGGAAAGATTCATGGTCTTCCACTGGTTAAACCCAGATGATTTCCCTTTCTGCCCTTCTTCTGATCCATTAATGAATCCAATCTTGAATGTGTTCAAGTAGTACAACCACTTGTCCATGTCAAAACCTTCTGATCGTGGTATCTGAGTTACATCAAATACACCAATGTTCCCCATAGATGTAACAATCTCTTGTTTCATCTTCATCATAAGAGTATCATAAAGCAAGTTCCATTGCTTCATCTTCTCCACGATAGAATATTTGCCAGCATGCCCTACGTACTGTAGTTTTCTTCTGCCTAAGTTATCTAAACTGAAGTCACTGTCTGGTACAGGGCGTATATGAACAAATATTTCTTTTCCAATTCTAGTAGCTTCCCAAGGCTCATCTAACCATTCCCAGGTTAAATCAGCTATCTCAAACTCAAAGTGCTTCTTCTTAAAGTCCTCATCTACAACAGTTTCTTGTATATCTCCGTTATCATCAACGTAAGTCAATAGACCTACTTTTCTAAGAGACATCCATTCTACTCTAGTAACTTTCAGCAATGTTTCATTACCTATTCTAAATGCGTAGTCATCCCCACTAATGTACTCACCGCTTGTGTAAGTATTCATAAAGTGTCCATTACTATCTCTATCAGACTGGCCCTTAAGCTCTTCTATTTTTTCTACGTTATCCTCAGTAAGCTCTGAATGATACTCCTCATGCACATCAGCAGCAGTGAGGAATCTCCACTCAATAAACCAAGAAGCTCTCTCAATGTTCTCAATTCCATTTGATAGCTCAAACGCGCAGAATCTAGGATCAATTGGTCTTATTCTAGGTTCTCCTTCAATATCCCCAACCCAGTAAAATTCTCTAGCTGATTTCAGGTAATGTCCAAAACCCTCGTTGAATACCCAATCCAAATGTAATTGGGACTTAAGGTACTCCAGGCTGTTGCCAGCAAGGATTTCCATTTTGTCTTTGTACTCTAGGTTGTAGTATCTTTCTATTTCAGGGAAACTTGGCGGTGGAACCTCCTCAGACTGAGGTTGTTCCGTCAATCCTTGCTTAATCATCTCCTGTTGGAGATCATAATCCATTCTTTCTTGGACAGCTTTATTCTTTTCTTGTTGTAGTTTAGAAACTACGTCTGGGTTAGTGGAAACAACTTTATGTTGGAAAGGTCTTCTAATTTCCTCTCCTTTAAGTAGTTCATACTTAGGAGACATTAGATCATAGTGATCCAGCTCTGCTGGTAATTTATAGTCAGAGAGGATGTCACCAAAAAAGTCCATAGAACCTTTGTAGTCTTCCTTATTGAATCTTCCTTCTAATAAGTTGTAGTTTTCGTGGATCTTCCATTCCTCACCTCTATGGTTAGAAAAGGTTCTGAAGTTGTCAAGGCTTTCTAATACTGCCTCACCAAACTTTTCCTCTGATCCAAATTCTTTTACCTTTTGCGCTCTAGTTAAATTCTGAGCTGGAAATGACCGAGCCATATTGCATCTTTTGTAAAAATTAGGAATTATCTTGTAATCTAGTCAATTTCTAGGTGTTTTCAAATGAAGAATTAAAAACTAGAAGTCCAGTATCTGTTTTACTTTCTTCCATTTCAGGTATCCTAGTAGTTCCGTGCTTCAGTTTCTTATCCCAGTCCTCAAATAGCCCCCCTTCAGGGGTCATTATTTCTCTTGTAGAATTTACCATAACATTAGTAAGTTCTTCTCTGTAAAGCATTAGCACCAACATACTATCCACCCTATCAAAGTTACCTCTAGAACCGTTGTAGGCTAGTAGCTCTTTCAATAAAGATAAAGAATAGATCTTGTCTACGTTAAAACATCCTGGAGCATATTCTTCTCCTAACCATTCTGTAAGCCTCATCTCAGCAAACATCCTGATTTCTCTATTCATGTGCGTACCATACTTCCTGGAAACTGTAGAGTTTTGTATTATCTGGTTCAGGATCTGAGGTTGTGGAGCAAGCCACCTTGTCTTTTTATTAAGCTCAAACCACTGAACTACACCCATTACCATGTTCTCATGCATACACATAGCTTGATAATACTCTAGGAGCATTGCCATAGTTTCGTAATACACAGCAGAAGATTCTGGTCTTGCGTAGTAAGTAGCTACAGGCCAGTCATGTGTCTTACCAGTACTGGAGAATCTCTTATAAATAGTTGTAGCCCCAAGTGAGTCTGATGACTCAGCATCATCAAACATATATGGATCTGTCCCTGCAATGTACAGTAAGTTTGGAATTTCATGGTCTGGGTGCTCATAGACCACAATAGTTCCTTCCATGTTCTCCTTGTTAGTAGGGAAATCTGCTTCATACGCATCAGCGTCAGGTCTCCAGGCTAACTTTTCCCCTTCGTACACTAACTTACCTAGTTGCCCAATCATGTCTGATTTACCAGAAATCACTTTATTGATTTGGGCTTGTATGAGGTGCTGAGGGAATTTGTTACCAACTGATTGCATAAATGCCTCAGAAGCATTCTTTGGGTAGTACTGTAATTCCTGAATTATCTTACTAGGGTCTTTAGACTTTTTCTTCTTAGCCCTTGTAGCTTCTAGTGCAGCATCGGCTGTTTCAAAGTTAGTCACGTAAGTAATCCCATCCCCTCCTTCTGATACAGGAATTATTCTCTTGTGGTCATTTAGTACGTATTGTGCTGGGATAAAGTAAGCTGTTAGAGGGTCTTTTTCGTCATCTCTAAATGATATAAGGTTGTGAGGTTCAGGATCATAGAACATTTTCTGTGCAGAAATAGAACCTCTGTCCATGTCACCACCAGTACCAATTAATAGCGGAGTACCAAACCATTCTGACCCTTCTTTCCAGCAAGGCTCTGATGAGGAGTAGGCTTTTTCCAGGTTATCAAACATACCTATCTCCTCAAAGATGAATAGTTTAGGAGTTTTACCATTGGCTGCTGTATGGGATTGGCGGAAGACAACATTGTGAATCCTGGAGTTAGACCCCTTGACCATGCGTTTATCTCCAACCTTTACTCTATATCCAGCCCTAAATTCATTGTCAACTGTGTCCTTAACCCTCTTTTGGTAGAACTCAGTTTCTATCATTCCATCCAAATGAGTCTTAACTTTTTGCATTAAGGGGTCAGTGTAGTCATGCATAAACCCGCCTATAACTACCTCATTATCATTGTAAAAGGAAAATTCACTGGCTGCTGCCCAGGAACAGATGTAGGATTTTCCTCCCCTACGCCCTGTGATCCAGAAGAATCCTTTCTTTTCTTTCTGTGCTTGGTCTATGCGGGAAAAAACCTCCCATTCAACATCCCTAAGCATTGGATGCCCTTGCTCCTTTCTGCCTTTTTTCTCATTGTAAAGCTCAATTGTCCCGTAGTTAATGTAGCCGTACTGATAACCAGACATGTATTTGCCCCCTACAGAATAGCCATTTCTACACCTGTTCAATTCCTCTCGCCACCATTCTAGGTATTCTCTAGACTTAGGGTTCATTTTTGGAATCCCTTTTCTAGCAACCTCGTTGAAGTAGTTATAGTTTATCTTTAAATCATCCATTGCTTATGTCGTCAAAGGATTTAGAGATTATTGCCCTCTTCATCATGTACAACCTTTTAGGATCTACGTGGAAAACGCCAAACTTCATTAAGCGTACACCTTCCAGCTTCCCCCCACGTATTAGTTTTACTACCAAAGAAAATACAGACTTATAGATGTCATTGATTACCTGAGAACTTTCCCCAGTTTCTTCCTTGACTCTGTCTAGTACTGATTGTGGTATCATCCTAACTTATCTAGTTCTATCATTGATGGTACATAGTCTGCTTCTGTATTAGAAGAAGCTTTCATACTTAAGTATTGCTCCTTGAGCTTTTCTCTGGTTTCCATAAGTTTTCCAGTATCTGCTCTCATCTTATCAATTTTGGAACCACCATCAATTGTGTACGGAGTTTCTCTTAAGAATCTTGTTCTTTTGTCCATCCCTTCATCCCATTCTGCGAATGCTCTTCTAGGCGCAGAGTGCTGTAATTGCATGTAAGTCTCTACAATTGCCTCTAGTTTCTTTTCGTACTTAGTAAAAAATAAAGGCTCTTCTAGAAAGTCATCTTCAATTATCTTTTTCCTGTCCTCAAGGATCTGGTCAGAATACTCTGATTCATAATCATATACCATTGCAACAGCCCACATGATCTTAGATGACTTAGCTTTTTTCTCGCTCTTGTCCCCTGCCCAAAACTCCTTAAACCCTTTAGGTACAGTAAGTTGTGGGTGGGATTCCCAAAAATTAGCTAGTGGTGAGTACTTATCTATTATCGCCATGAGCTTCTAAATAAAAAGTTGCACAATCAGATAGTTCAAGTTTCAGTGCTTCCAGCAATGATTTCTTAACCTTCCCTTTTCTAGACACGTTAGTAGTGAAACTGCCTTTCAGCAATTCCTGCTTCTGCGTTAGTATTTCGTAAGTGTATTTATTTGGCATCCTCTAACATGATTAATTCAAACGTAACTATTGCCTTCCCAGTTTTATGTACACTACGTACAAAGTCATCAATCTTCTTTGAAAGTACCAATGCCTTTCTCCCTTCCTCTTTCACCATCCCCTTTTTCTTGAGGGTAAGTAGTAGGTTTGTGAGATATTGGCTGGTGAGACCTATGTTGGCGCAGACTTCTTTTCTAAGTTCCGTGTTGAATAG